CGAGTGGGTCTCCCCAGAGAGGTAACTCTATGACTAACTACACCAAACGTAAGTACCATGCAGATGCCAAGAGGCGAGTCATCGTGTCCGAAAGACACTGGTGGGTCCCTATTGACACAAGCTACAATTATGTAACTATTCCTGCATCCTATGACCTGATTGAATATGGCAACGGTCCCAAGTACAACGCCTTTGGGCGCTTGAACTGGAAACCGTGTCATCATTCCGTCAGTAATAAGATTTCAGGAGTGTATGGCATTTACTATGGTGAGAACGGTCGCGACGGATATCAAATCTGTCGCCCCGTGTGGGTACCGTCGACAGCTCCAGTTGTTCCTTCAGGAACCTGGGACGCCGATGTCGTCCACGACATTGTTAGTCAGATCGACTTGAATTGTCAGGAAGCCATTATGTGCTATTCTGGTATTTTGCAGGCGATCCCACTTGTTGGGGGCGCTTTCAAGCTCACGTCGATATTAAATCGAGCCGGACGACAGCTTTCTAAGTCGTTCAAGCGGAAGCCCTTCACCACTGTGGTGAAACAGCTTATATCGCTTGACTTCATTGATCGCTTTGTCGTCGGTCCGATGATCCGGGATGCTCAGACGTTTCTGGATGCGAGCAACTACGTGGTCCGTGTGATGAACACGGCCTACGAAAGGAACTCCATGCCGGTCGGCTTGCAAGCCGAACGGACATCCACGATATCCGAGCAGAACGGATCGAGTTACAAGGAACTGAACAACACCTACCTACACTTCGACTGGACTAGGAAGTCCGTCGTGGTTTCGAAGGCGTTTGCGAAGCTTCAACTGCACTACGATACCAATGCCATCGACCCGATTAAATTATGGGCGACGCGCTGCGGTATAACGAGGCCGTTGGAGTCTGCGTGGGACTTAGTCCCATTCTCCTTTGTGATCGATTATTTCACAAGGGCCGGTGATTTTATCGGAGGTCTCAGTGATGAGATCTCCAGGCAAGGTGCCTTGTCTGGTCGTATTACCGCCATACATGATTTGTGGGGGTCTGTAAAGGCCTCCAATCAGTATACAGTGGTAGGAACGACAGCGACGTCTAGAGGATATCCATACAATGTTAGTTGGATGCCCTCAACACAGACGTACGAGTCGTACGACTATCTAAGGTTCCCTATCGCCGATCCCGGAACGTTCCTTAATCTCTTAGAGCAGGAGGAGTCTTTCTTTAAGACCTCTCTTTCTCTTACACAGTTACGGACCATAGCTCAGCTGATAATTCAAGCCAAGCTGTAGTCCTTCACCTTTTAACTAAGGAGGGCCCTGTATGGCCACTCAAAGCCTCGCCCTTGTGGGCGTTGCCTCTAATGCGGCAGCACTCGTACACTACACAAAACGTGCATGTGACGGGACTGACGTCCAGTATGTGGGTACTAACGCAAGCGATACGCTTGCGGCACCTCGCATTATTGATGTGAAGCTCGACGTGAAAGCTCCGGGTTTAACCGGTAACGATCGTGTCGAAGTATCCATCAAGCATACGGTTCTCGACGCCGAAAACTTGGCTCACACTGGTAGTGTGACTGTCAAGGTTTCGATGCCTCGAGTTGCACAGTGGACTCGAGAGTACACGGTCTCGCTTTTGAAGCAAGCCGCGGACTATCTCGGTGGCGCTAGTGCGACCGTATCTGGACAGACCGATACTTCGGGCTTCCCGGGAAATTGGGCTGAATGCCTGATTCCTTAACTAGTATCGTTAAGGGTGTCTTAGACACTACCAGGTAAGAGTAAAACTCCTCTGGAGGTCATAATGACTTATTCAGAGACGAAGGAGTGCAAGTTATATTGCGCCCTCCGTAACTGCCTTCGCTCGGATTTACAATTCGAGTTCGGGTTTTCGGCTCCCGAAGCTGGTGAGATCCTTAATTGGTTCGATCCTGCTTCCGAGGAATATCTCGATCACGTTGATGCGTGGCAACGCTTATTGTGTTCGGGCGCAAGCCCGACACCCAGTAAGTTTGCTCGCAAAAACGCGTTCGGCTCCTATGACATCTTCGACAAACATCCGATTTTGGTTGGAGCAATCCACCAGATCGCGAAGCTTGTCTACAAATTTCATGGGAGCCCCCGGAGAGAAACGGACATGGAGGAAGTCAAAACCAGACTTTCTCAGCCCCTTCCGATCACCTTAGGACAATATCAAATCGATGGTATACGTGACTGTCTAAAAGACATCCGCCCCACAGATTTGAATTGTGTGATCGGTCGATTTGGCCCCGGTGCCACTTGTGAAGGTTTTAGCTCGGTGGAGAAATGGAGGCGATGCGGGAAAATCCCCAACGTCCCTCCGTCCCTCTACCGGGTGAACAGCCGCGATCCGTGGTCCCCTTCCGTCATTGACGAATTGGGATGCACTAAGATTGCGGAGGTTCCTAAATCGATCAAGTGTAACCGTATTGTTTCGAGTGAACCTGCCATGAGAATGTTTTCGCAACTTGCGGTGGCGGATGATCTGAGTGATCAGCTCCACCGTGTGTTTGCTGGACATGTCTCATTGCATGACGCGGAACAACACAACGAGTTCCTGCTCCGACGCGGGGCGTGCAGCATCGATTTATCTGATGCTAGCGACCACGTGTCGGTGGATCTCGTCGAACTTTTGTTACCTCAACTGTGGCCAGTCCTGGCCAGGGTTAGGTCTCAGGAAGCTCGGTTCCCCGACGGTACTGCCGTGCGTCTTCGGACGCTGGCGCCGATGGGGTCCGGGATCACCTTCCCGGTTCTCACCCTCGTAAACTTGGCAATTTCTGAATTTGTCAAGCGCGAGCTGATTGCCGATGGAGTTGATCCCCGTTTACTCTGGTATCACTGGTACGGTGATGATGGGATTGTTCCCCTCATCATGTACGATCCCGTAGTCGAGTTGCAAACAGCCTGCGGGCTGTTAGTCAACCGCGCGAAATCGTGCTGTACCGGTGTCTACCGTGAGTCTTGCGGAAAGGAGCTATTCGAGGATTATAACATAACCCCCGTCTACCTCCGTGATCTTCCTGAAGAGTGCGATGCGAGTAAAATCGAGGGCGTGTGCAGTAAGCTACACGACCGCGGTTTCGTACGCACCGCCGCGCAGATTGCTATTCTCTCGGGAGCTATACGCTCCACGAGGTGGAACAGTAACCTACAGCGGTTGGAGGTTTGCGTTCGCGCAACCTCGGCAAAAGCGAAAATCTCATCCCTTCCGGGATGGGATGGGCTAATGCGATGGTTTGCGGTGCACACCCAACAAGAGGTGTCCCGCATTTCGCTTAAAGCGGAGAATCATCAAGGCATAAGGGAAGAGGTGTGGACAAGACATGCTTGGCGTTATAAAGCCAGCTATGACTATCCGTACCTCACCACTTGGTTGGTTACCAAGGGTCAAACCCTTAAACCCGACGATGCGACCGTCGTAAATAAGCCGTTCGCTACGTAATAGCGTGGAGGGGG